GCCCCTTCGCCTACACACCGCCGACCGGCTTCCGTGCGCTGAACACGCAGAACCTGCCAACGCCGACCATCCTGAAGGGCAATCAGTTTTTTGATGTGAATCTTTGGTCTGGAAATGCGTCCACTCAAAGCATAGTCAACGCTGCTGCAATGCAGCCTGATCTGGTGTGGATCAAAAAACGTGCTGGTGGAACTACGCCGACACGCGATCACAGGTTGTTTGACGCTGTACGCGGTGCAACACTGTATTTGTCAAGCAATACGACCGGCGCGGAAACTACCGAAACAGACGGGCTGACTGCATTTAACGCAAACGGATTTACGCTTGGTGCGAGTGATGGCGTAAACGGCACAACGGGTGGCACGGGCACCTACGTCGGCTGGCAATGGAAAGAAGGCCCGACGCAAGGCTTCGACATTGTGACGTATACGGGGACTGGCACAGGTGGAACCACTATTGGGCATGGGCTTGGCGTAAGTCCAGCAATGATTATTATTAAGTCCAGAAATAACGCAACAAACTGGATGGTTTGGCATCAAAATCTAGCCGCCAATTTTGCTTTTGAAGGACTGAACACAACTGGAGCAGCAGTCAGTGGTGGCTCGCCTTCTAAATATGTTCGCTCCGTTTCGTCAACTCTTGTGACAATCGGTAACGACATATCTGTAAACCAAAGTGCTTCTTACACCTATGTAATGTACTGCTTTGCCGAAGTCGCAGGCTTCTCCCGCTTTGGCAGCTACACAGGCAACGGGTCGGCTGACGGGCCTTTTGTGTTCTGCGGGTTTAGGCCGAGATTTGTGATGACAAAACGGACGGATACAACTAGCGCATGGATTATTTGGGATACTGCAAGAGACACAATAAATGTCGCAGGAGCCGCGCTATTCCCGAATTTATCGAATGCAGAAATTGTTGCTACTAACTTAGATATTCTTTCAAACGGCTTCAAGATGCGGAATACCGGAACAGATTACAACGCCAGCGGCGGAACTTACATCTTTGCTGCCTTTGCCGAAAACCCATTCAAAAACGCTCTCGCGAGGTAACCATGTTTCTACTGAACGGACAACCGCTGCCACTCGATACGCCATTTCGCGATGCCGATGGCAATAGCTACCCAGCCAACTGGCTGCGTCTAACATCGCTGGAAGAGAAGCAGGCTATCGGCATTACCGAGGTGCCTGACCCGGAACCTGAAGCACAAGTTAATGAAGGAGAAGAATAATGCCACGAGCTAGAGAACTAGCAGAACTTGCCACCAGCTATGACAGCGGTGGCTCCCTTGGTTTCCGTAACCGCATCATTAACGGTGACATGAGGATCGATCAGCGGAATAATGGTGCGAGTGTTGCGATTACTACGTCTGACAACTATACGCTTGACCGTTGGCAAGGAACTGCTTCTGCAAATAGCCGCTATACCATACAGCAGAACGCAGCGTCAGTTACTCCTCCGGCAGGATTTACAAACTATCTTGGGGCTACGTCGGTATCTTCTGGAACGCCGGGGTCTACGGATGCGTACTTAATCAGCCAGTTTGTTGAAGGGCTTAATGTTGCTGACTTAGGTTGGGGAACTGCAAATGCTCAAACCGTCACCCTGTCTTTTTGGGTTCGCTCATCATTGACTGGTGCTTTTGGTGGCACTGTTACTAACTCAGCACAAACAAGAGCATATCCGTTTAGTTACACAATTTCAGCCGCAAACACATGGGAGCAAAAAACCATAACGATTGCTGGTGATACGTCTGGAACGTGGCTAACCACTAACGGTATTGGTTTGCGCCTTCGCTTTAGCATGGGTATGGGGTCTTCATATCTTGGTACTGCTAACACATGGGCGGGTAGCTTTGTTGGTGCGCCAACTGGGTCAACTAACGTAATTGCCACTAATGGTGCTACTTGGTATGTCACCGGCGTACAACTAGAAGCTGGCTCAGTAGCAACACCATTTGAGCGCAGAGATTATGGGCGTGAGTTGATGATGGCACAGCGTTATTACTTTAAGTTAACACCTAAAAATACTGGGTATTTTTCTTCTGGATACAATAACTCAACGACTGTGTATAGAGGAATTGTAAATTTTCCAGTAAGCATGAGAACTGAACCAACAGCATTAGAACAAACAGGCACTGCGGCAGATTATGGAGTTCAGCACGGCGGCTCAACTGTTACGAATTTAAGTGCAGTTCCATCTTCTTTTGTTGCTTCTTTAACATCTTCTAGGATTTCAGTTTCGGTGGCATCAGGATTAACCCAAGGTCAAGGTTCTATGATTATTGCAAACAATGATTCTGCTTATCTAGCTTGGAGTGCTGAACTATGATTTACAAAATTCTTCCTCGCCAAGAAGGCGAACCACAAACCTTTGCTCGTATTGACGATGATGGTCTGTGCCGCTTGACTTGCACAGAAGACTACCCAGAGTTTCAGAAATGGATCGAGGCAGGCAACGAACCATTGCCACCAGACGAGGTGTCAGGTGAATGATTGGCTGACTAACCTTGGCGTGGGCGCTGGCGCTGCTGTCGCCGGTGCCTATGCCATGTGGCGCAAGGTGCTGGCTGACAACCGCGAAGGCCGCATCAACAGCACGGCAGACGCTGCTACTCAGCAGGTCATCCAGATGCTGCGGGAGGAAGTGTCACGCCTGTCTGATCGGCTGGCTGCGGTCGAGGAGCAGAACCGTAAGTGCGAGGAAGCTAACGATGCCTTGCGCGAAGAGATCATCAGCATGAAGAAGCAGCTCCACCTGTTCTGATGTGCTGGACCCGATCACAATCGCCGCAGCTTACCGCGCTTGCACCACAGCCATCGATCTTGCTAAGAAGGGTGTCGAACTTTACAAGCAGATCAAGAGTACCAGCGGGGATGTCAGCGACGTACTGAAAGACCTGAAGGAGCAGTACAACAGAATAGCCAGCCCGAGTAAGGAGCAGACAAAGCAGTTTCAAGAAGAGGTCAAGCGAGTGCAGGAAGTGGCAAAGGCCACGCCAGATGATGTGCTGAATGACATCTGGTCAAACCTTGGCAACTTCATCGACCAGTATGAGGCGCTAGCAAAAATCTATGTACAAAGTGAAGCGGCAGCAAAAGAGGTTTACAAGGGTGATCTGTCGCTAGGTCGCAGGGCTTTGGAGCGCATCCGGCTAGAGTCTAAGTTGGATGAGATGCTGGCGCAGGTGCGAGAGCAAATGGTCTACAACACGCCACCAGAGCTGGGGTCTGTGTGGTCAAGGTTTGAGAAGGCATGGCATGACATACAAAACGAGCAGGCAGATGCGCTGGCGATAGAAACCAGAAAGTTACAGGCGGCTAGATGGCAACGAAGGCAGGCGGTAAATCGAATCAAGGATCGTCTGGTATGGATTGGGGCAGTCGTGTTCGTAATTCTGTGGGCAGTGGGTCTAATGTGGCTGGTAATCAGAAGCGCGACAATGAGGATGTACCTTGGTCACTGATTGCTACGGTCATGGCTGTGGTGCTGATGTTTTTTATTGTGATGCCAATCTTAGCTTTCATGTATTACGACATGTATTATGCAACGCAAGCGGCGGTACAGGAAGTAAAGAAGATGAAACAATTGCGGCGTGAAATTTTAGAAGATCGACTTTATGGAAGGTAAATCATGTTGACTTTAATATCTACTATTGGCGGTTACATTGTTGCATTGTTTCCTCGCTTGTTCGATATCCTGCAAGACCGTGCTGACAAAAAGCATGAGCTAGACATTCTGCACATGCAGATGCGTCAGCAACTTGCATTGACCGAAAAAGGTTACTCGCCATCAGATAAGACCGAAGAGGTGCGCGAGAATAATGAACAAGATCACCAACAGTACATGGCACAAATGGGTGCCATCTACAACAATCAAGAAAAGCTTCTTGAATCTTCGTCGCAATGGGTCAAAGATATGACCGCGGCTACCCGGCCATTTGTCACATTTATCTTTGTGTTTGAGCTGGTGCTGATCAACCTGCTGACTATGCTGTGGATATTCCTGCACGGTGATAAGGTGACTTCGATTGGTGAGTTAATCCAAATCATGGAGATTGTTTTTGATGCTGATGAGATGGCGCTACTGGGCACCATCATCGCTATGTGGTTTGGATCTCGCGGCAATAGCAAGGCAGGCAAATGAAACTGCCCGAGGCTACTATTGCGATGATCAAACACCATGAAGGTGTTCGATACAAACCATACAAATGCCCAGCTAAATTGTGGACGATTGGGGTAGGCCATGTGCTTTACCCCGAGCAGGGCAAGATGCCGATTGATCAGCGCGACAAGTTTGCGCTAAAGCCGGAGGACTTCCGTGTATTCTCGAAAGACGAAGTTGATACGATCCTTGCGAAAGACTTACAGCGTTTTGTCACTGGTGTTCTTCGCTACTGCCCTGACAACCTTAACGATAATCGCTTGGGAGCGCTGGTTAGCTTTGCGTTCAATGTTGGGCTAGGCACCCTGCAACGCTCGACGCTGCGACAGAAGCATAATCGTGGGGACTTTCAAGGCGTCAAAGAAGAGTTTCTAAAGTTCACCAAGGGTGGTGGCAAGGTGTTGCCGGGTTTGGTTAAGCGACGCAATGATGAGATCGCGCTTTATTGTATGGAGCCCAAATGAATCCGTGGCTGATTCTTGTTGGTGTGTTGGCTGTGGGCGCTGCAGGCGGCGCAGGCTATTACAAAGGCAATGGCGACGGTCGTGCAGAGGTCCAAGCTCAATGGGATGCCGAGCGCATTCAGCAGCAGGAAGCGCACAATAAGGCGTTACAGGAATCGATTGAAAAACAACAGGCGCTGCAGTTGGGCGCTGATCAACTAAGACAGGAGGCTGATCGTGAAAAACGTGAGCTGGCTGCTCGTAATACTGCCCTTACTAACAGCCTGCGGGAGCGTCCGAGTCGCCCCGCCACCGAAGCCGGTTCCGTGTCCGGTGCCGCCAGCATTGGACAAACCGCCGCCGGCTGTACTGGAGCAGGACTTTCTAGAGAGGATGCATCGTTTCTTGCAGGGGAGGCTACCAGAGCAGATGAGCTCCGCATCACCCTCAAGCAATGCCTCGCCCAGTATGAAACCTTGAGGCCAAAGTAGATTGCAACGAGTTCTGTTGAGCGTCTCCCAACGCTATCCGCTTGACAGAACTTTTGCCCCCGGTGTGTGCCGGGGGCTTTTTTTATTCCGGTGTAAACAACCGGTTCTTTTCATAATCGATAACATCATTCACGCGGTATCGGACCTGAGAGTTTCGTCCGTCGCCCATTTTGATGTAGGCCGGGCCGGTGTCTAGGTAACGCCACTTGCGCAGCGTACCTACCTGAACCTTCCACCGCTCGGCCAATTCTTTAGGCGTTAGCAGGTTGCTCATTCTTTTCCTCCTGAATGATTTCACCTGTCGCGCCGTCGATTACTTCGTCGGAGCCCATAGAAGCCTTCAGGCGGCTCATTGGGTTTGACTGGTCCTCTGGCATAGGCGTGATGTTGATCGTCTCTTTGCGCTCGATCTGAGAGAATCCTGAAGCTTCCAAGTCGTTAGCCATTACCTGATCGGTGTCGGCGCTGGACGGCAAACGCTTGGCCATCCGGCGGATGACGGTTTTTTTGGCCATCTCATCCCACCAGTCTGCCCATGGGCCAAACTTACCAGCACGGCTGGATGCCCGGACCTTCTCGACATCGGACACGCTCATGACTTCGCGGTAGATTGCGCCGTCCTTGGTTTTGGCCACGGCATACACAGCGATGGGCTTGCCGCGCTCGTCGCCCAGAAACGGCTTGTGCGTGATTTGCTCATTGTCGCCCAGCTCGTACTCGAAGAAGTCTTTGTCATAGACCACGTTCGCGCTGATGCTGGCCAGCTCGCCACTGTTGCGGATCTTTTTCAGAATGCCGCCGACCATTGGCATGTATTGCACAACTTTGCCGCGGTCCTTGGTGTTAAAGATAACCGGCGCAGACTCGCGGCCATCGAGCAGCAGGCCATCCTGAGCTGCTTTCATGCAGGCGGCAAACAGGCTGCGACGATCAGCGGCCAACAGTTCCGGGTTCATTTGAATGGCCGTCACTGCTGTGCGCACAAACTTGCCAACCGCAATTTGTGGCGGCAGTGCTGCGCTGAATTCTTTTTCCATTTTTTGCAACGCACCGCGGACCTGTTCCATCGGTGTAATTTCTTTTGAGATTTCTGTGCTCATTTTATTTCTCCTTCTTTGCGTAGAACCTAAAGTTACGGTAGCCCTTACGGCCACCTACGTATTGACCCACAAGCTCTGGCGTGATGAAAGTGCCGAGGCTGTCTTTCACATTGCCACAGGATATGGTGCCGGACTTGCTGATTACTTTTGATACTGGTCCGATGCGCTCGAGGATCTGAGCTTTCAAACCATTTGCTTTTATTTCCCACTGCCCTGCTTGCGCGTGTGCTGCTTGGTAGTCAGCTATCAACGACTCAACACTTTCGTCGGTGGTAACGTCGGCCACCAAGTTTTCAATTGCTTGGTTGTGCAATTGCTTGATGATGAACTCAGCATCTTTTTCGTAGTCTGGCGTAGGCGGCAGGTTCGATTCGATGCGCTTCCAGAACACGCCAATACGATTGCGCAGATCCTGACCAATTGCACGATCACGTTTACGGTAGATCACTTTCAGTTCATTGCCACCGACCAGCGCAACGATGGCACCCCATTCAAGATCGGCCACCTCAAGCTGGTGCTGAAGTTGCAGCTCGATGTGCTGTGGTGCTTCGATGTTGCCTTCGCCATCGTCAACCCAATTGCGCGCATACTGCAGGCCATCGACGTTTTTAATCTCGAGCAGGCCGGGACCGTACTGGCTTTCTTTAATCTTGAAATCAAAGCTGGAGCCCATGCAGATTTCCGGATCACGCATGTACACATTCAGGTGCTCAATTTCCCAGCCGTGGTCTTCGGCTGCGCCCTGAGCGATGGTTGCTTCAAGCCGGGTGCCCCATGTCATCCGCTCGTTAGCCTCAATGCGCACGACTTTGCCTTCACGCTTTTGATGGAACAGCTCGAACTCGGTAAGGTAAGGCGACAGACCGTACAACGCTGACACTTCGGTGCTGGTGATGTCGCGCATGCGCTGGGCCAGCCATTGCTGCTGGTCGACGATTTCGATAGTCTCTCTCATAGGTAAGCCTCCACAAGTGCCGGCACAATCAATGCACCGAGTAACAATAAGCTGATGTACAGCAGCGGGTGTGCGTCAATAAATCTGTCGAGTGCGGTGATCATTAGTCATCTCCCATTGCGTAGTAGATGGTTTCTTCGATGTCATCTCTGGCAGGGCCATCAAGCTTGCGCTCGAGCCATGCGGCATAGCGGCCACGGCGGTCGAGGACATCCCATTCGGATTCGCTACGGCCACCATTACGGGCAAACCAGCGGACGCCAATCTTGCAAGGGATACCGGCAACGTGGGCGTCGATTTCAGCGATGTAGTGAGTCATACGACCTCCTTGATCGACAGGTTGTCGGTGGAGTCTGCGTACACAGCAAGCTCAAATACTGAGCCTTTGGTGTCGGTGATACGGATGATTTTGTAAAAAGACTTGGCGGTGCCTACTATGTCTTTGGTGTTGGATATTTCCAGCGACTTAACATTGAAGATATATGAATTCATTTATGTGCCTCCGTGTGGATTAGTGTGTACCGATTATATTGAATCGTTGATCGTGCGTCAACATTAATCATCAAGCGGTGGACGGCAAAGGCCGCGCTCGATCAGGTCGACGGCAGTGCGGCCAAACCAGCCTTGAAGCTGCCAGCACAGGCCGGTGTCAATTAGGTGCTGCCAAGCTTCAATGCGCTGCTCTGGGTTGTCTACTGGAATCCAGCCTTCGGCGATACCTACTGCGTCACTGTCGTAATTAATCATGCTTGTCTCCTAAAAGGGTGCTGCTGGGAATGTAGATAAATCAATCTTGGGTTTGCGCTGCCGCGGTACTTTGCGGGTGATGTGTGGGTAGTCTGGTTTGACCCAGACCCACCGCACCACCACGCCATCATCATCAAGGATGCCGTACTGAATCATGATCAGAAGTTGTAGTCGTAGAACTTGACCGGCTTGTCAGAAAGCTTATAGCGCCGGCCATGCTTGTCTTTCCAGCCATTTTTGCCGAAGCGGATGCGAATAACTGGGGCCGACTCGTTGCTGCTGATAAGCCATTTTTGATCATGCTGATTCACACAGTGAGCTGAAAAACCGCCGGGGATAAATTGCAGCGGGACCGACGGGCCACGCACAGCGTTCATTTCACGAATTTCGAGAGTGATATCGCTGACACGGCGAACAACTTCATACGGATCGACATCAGTGTAGCCATAGTGATTTGCGTATTGCATGGTTATCTCCTAGTTATTGGTTTGCCAATTCGCGAGCGCAAGCTTCTGCAGCTGCTTTAGTAAAAAAGCCGCCTTCAACAAGCTTGCCATTTACAAAAACACCGAAAGTACGCCCTTGTTTTTTGATAGTGATTTGCATGGTTATCTCCTCAAAAGTGACGCATCAATTGCGTCGATGTGTGGATCTTAGATCAACAGTATTGATGGAGTCAAATGTTTTTTTACGTAGACGGTTGTAGATATCAAACCGGAAACAAAAGAACTGCTTTTCAGGCCCGTTGCTTTCGTGTCATCATTAGGCCATGGACAAAACACACCTATCCCCTCCCGAATTAGTCATCAATCTTTTTGGTGGCGTCCGCCCTCTGGGCCGGCTATTGCAGATTGATCCCGCGGCCATTACCCGCTGGCGCAAGCGTGGCGTGATCCCGACTTCATCCCAGCGCAAGCTGCTCGAGGCTGCATGGGAACGGGGGCTGGAGCTGGATGCGCACGACATCATTTTTGGGCGTCAGCAGTGACAGAGATCCGGCTGATGTGGCCGAATACAAAGCTGTCGCCGAATGCGCGATTGCATTGGGCGGTCAAAGCCAGCGCTATCAAAAAGTATCGGAATGACTGCTTTTTTGAGGCCAAGGCGCAGGCATCCAAATGGACCCGGCCAGCTGGCAAGCTGACGCTGGAGGTAGAGTTTTACCCACCGCAGCGCCGGGCATATGATCGAGACAATTTACTGGCGCGAATGAAGTCAGGCATCGATGGCGTCGCTGATGGACTGGGCATCAATGACAAAGAATTTACGACGATGGTCGTAAAGGTGGCCGAGCAGTTGGGCGGCTTTGTGATGTTGAGAATTACTGGAGAAGATGATGGCCAAAAAAATCAAAGACCTGATGGTCAAGGTTGATGAGTACACCAATGCCAAAGGTGAAAAGAAAGCGCGCTGGCAGAACGTGGGCGCTGAAATGGAATCTGATGATGGCAGTAAATACCTTTTGCTTGAACGCTGGTTCAACCCGGCTGGTGTCCCGGATCTTTCCGGCAAGGGCGCAAAGTCCATCATGCTGTGGCGATTCGATCCTAAAGACCGCGATGGGTCAAATCAGCAACCAAGCGCCCCGGCTGCGGCTGGTGGTGGACAACAGGCCAAAGATAACTTCAACGACGATATCCCATTTTGAGGTGACAGCATGCAAGAATTTATCAACATCCGCGGCTGGGCCCACCAGCGCAACCTGATCGTCGGTAGCACCCCGGAAAAGCAAATGGTGAAGCTGCTCGAGGAAGTCGGCGAGCTGGCTGCAGGCGTGGCCCGAAACAATGGGTCAAAGATCATGGATGGCATTGGCGACACGGTGGTGGTCCTAACCATTTTGGCCGAGCAATACGGCGTCAAGATCGAGAGCTGCATTCAGATGGCCTATGACGAAATCAAGGACCGCAAAGGCAAGATGATCAACGGCGTGTTTGTGAAGGACGCCGACCTGTAATTGGGAAAAGCGGATGCCGCAAGGTGCAGCGAGTACCCTGACAGCCGGGAAAGACCGGCATTTAATCGAAAGGAGCCATATGAAATATCTGTTTGCTCTGTGGCTGGCAATCACTGCCCCACTGGTTTATGCCACTTGCACGTACAACACCTACTGCGATCAAGGCAGATGCGTGTACTGCACCACCTGCTGCTACGGCAACAACTGCAATACCACCTGCACCTAAGTGCATGACACCCCGGAAAGACGGGGATTTTTTTTCTTTACACAAACCCTTTGCATTGGTTTAGAATTGGGAAATAACCAATAACAAAGGAGTTTTTGTGATGTCACCACGTATCGAAGCCGCCAAGCGCGGAGAGCGTAAGTACACGGGCAAGCCCTGCAAAGCTTGCAACGAAACCTTGCGCTACACAATCAACTCAGCATGCGTTGCTTGCACTAATCGTGCAAAAGAAAAAGATCTTAACAATATAAAAACTTTGTTAGAGCAGGCGAAGGTAGGTGCGTGATGAACTACTACGAGCATCACATCGGGGATTATGCGCAGGCCACGGCCCACCTAACCTTTGTGGAGGATGCTGCGTACAGCCGGCTGATCAGGAAATATTACGCTGAGGAAAAGCCATTGCCGGCAGACTTATCGGCAGTTCAGCGGCTGATTGGTGCCCGGACAAAGGAAGAAAAATCTGCGGTCGACAGCGTGTTGAAAGAATTTTTTTTCTTGGAAGTCGATGGGTGGCATAACAAGCGAGCAGATTTAGAAATCCTACGGTATCGGGAAAAACGTAGTAAAGCTGCGGCATCTGCTAGGGTAAGGTGGGATAAAACGCAATGCGAATCTGATGCGAATGCAATGCGAACGCATACCGAACGCAATGCTCACCATACACCAGACACCATACACCAGACACCAATAAAGAAAGATAAGGCCATTGAGATGCCTGTTGGTGTTTTGGAAAGTACATGGGTGGACTTCCTTAAACACCGCAAAGCCAAGAAGGCACCGATCACGGCGACTGCCATTAAAGGCATTCAGCGTGAAGCAGACAAGGCAGGCATGAGTCTGGACGCTACATTGCAGATCATGTGCGCAAGAGGATGGACAGGGTTTAACGCGGAATGGGTAAAACCGGACCATGAAAAAAAACTGACCCCGGCAGAACAATCCCGCCGGGCGGCAGGTATCGCAATCTTTGGAAACTTGGAGGCACAACGCAATGAACTCAGAACCATCAATCCGTCGTTTACCAGAACCTTGGATTCAGAAGATATTCGCAACGATGCAGGGCCACTACGGATCGAGGTGGATGAATATGTGGAGGATCGGCCAGACTTTATCTGACGGTCAGGACGCAGGCATCGTCAATGCTATGGACATCTGGGCTGAGAAACTGGGCGGATACTACGAGTCGCCTGAGACAATCAAGCGAGCGCTCGAGAACCTGCCAGACGAACCGCCGACGTTGCCAAAGTTTAAAGAAATGCTAAGGCAGGCATGGGTGCCACCGGGAACGCTGGCATTGGGCCATCAATTTTCCAAAGAGGAAATAGCAAAGAACAAAGCTCGGATCGCTGAACTGCTATCGGGCATGAAGCAAAAGATGGAGATCCCGAAATGAGCCGGCCAATGTACGAGAACAGCGCAACGCTGGAAGCCGAGCGCAGAGCAATTATGCGGTACGCTAAAGCATGGGACTACGATGTACGTAAATTGCCCATACGATATAACATCGACTACGCAATGATGAGCCAAACAAAAATCACTGCGTGGGCTGAAGTCAAATGCCGGAATGTTGATGTCAATCAATACCCCAGCTTGATGATCAGCGCTGAAAAAATATGGGCTGGGTTGAGAATGGCTGCAATTAGTAATATCCCGTTTATCCTGATTATCGAGTGGCTTGATGTACTTGGATCGCTTGAGGTAAAAAAAGAACACGCGCTTGATGTGCGCATTGCCGGAAGAAAAGATCGTGACGATTGGCAAGATATGGAGCCAATGATTTTTTTTCCGACAAACAATTTTGATTTTTCGAAAGGAAATTAAAATGGAAGAGTTAAAAAAATTCGATCACAAAAAAACTGTGATGGTAAACACAGGCAAAGTTTTGATCGGATGCGCATATCAGCCACCACCAGCAGGCTGCGATGATGATGACGAATACGTTTGGCAAGCCGTAATGCTTAACGACAAAAACAGTGTGCGTGAAGCATTTAGCCCGGTAGCCAATGCACTTGCAAGAGTAACTAAAATGTTTCGTCTAGCATGAGCTGCGATATAAACACATGCCCTAAAGCACACGCAAGACAGGGCATGGTGACTTTGGTAGATGGCAGTCAAGTTTGCACGTACTGCCCAAGCTGGATCATGGAATGCGAAGCGTCATTCATTTTGACGTTCCCATTAAACGTGCGCAGAGCAATGCTCGATGACAGAGAAAAACTCCGCGGCAAAGATTCTGTTGAGCAACTAAAAAGCGTGATGCGACAGATACACGAAAAACGGAGAAAAGGATATGAGTCTGATCACTAAGATGGCCAAGAATTTTATTTATGTTTACATGGCCGCGGTAGCAATTTGTAGCCTGTACCTAGCATCATTGATAAAAAACGATAATCCAAACATGTTGCGATGTGATATCGCAGAAATATCACCAGACTTCACAACAGAGCAGCGGCAGATATGCCGAGAAAAACGGAGAATAAAACTTGAACGCGAAAAAAGCCAAGGCACTACGCAAGTTGATCAAGCATGCACACAAGAATCTCAACGGACATGCGTTTAAAGAAATG